GGTAAGTGGAACGCGCAGTGGATGCAAAATCCAACAGCAGAAGAAGGAGCAATATTAAAACGTGAATGGTGGAGAGTCTATAACAAAGAAACTATTCCACAGCTACAACACGTCATACAATCATACGACACAGCATTTTTAAAAAAAGAAACAGCCGATTACAGTGCGATAACGACATGGGGAATCTTTTATCCGTCAGAGGACGAAGGTGCTAATTTAATATTATTAGATGCCATAAAAGGTAGGTACGAGTTCCCTGAACTACGGAGATTGGCCCTTGAACAATACGAATACTGGCAACCTGAATCTGTTATAGTTGAGGCAAAAGCCAGTGGTTTACCACTAACTTACGAGCTTAGACGTATGGATATACCGGTTGTAAACTTCACACCAAGCAAAGGAAACGACAAGCACGCCCGTGTAAATGCTGTTGCACCTCTGTTCGAATCTGGTATGATATGGGCTCCTGAGCAAAAATTTGCTGAGGAAGTCATTGAGGAATGCGCGGCGTTCCCCTACGGCGATCATGATGACCTTGTGGATTCTACGACACAAGCGATTATGCGATTCAGGCAGGGCGGTCTGATCGGTCACCCTGAAGATTACGTAGACGAAAAGGCAGAGAAACCTAGAAGAGTGTATTATTAATGTTAAATAAATTTATCAGAAACTATATTGCAAAAATGGTAGCTGGTCGTTCCGATGATGGCATCATGATTACACTACGAGATCCACAAAAAGTAGACTTTCAAACAGCAATGCTAGAAGATTTGTTGATGCGTAATGGCGTTGATCCAAGAGCCATTACTAGTGAAGCACAATTAAAAGGTATTTTAAATCAACTTAAAGCCATTGAAAAACAATCAACAACTACATCAGGAATCAGAAACACAGAGTCAGCAAAAGTATTTAATATAGAAGGTCAATCATTAGATCCTAACAAACCTATCATGGGTGGCACTCAAACAGGTAAAGAATTAAGTCTAGAACTTTCTGAAAGATTACGTGGCACAAACGTTGACAGAATAAAACAAAAAATTGCAGATAAAAAAATAGACGATGATCTACCACCACCAGGAAGCAGAGGTGGTGATGATGATATTGCAGCGCCAATTCAATCAGCAGAGGAGTCATTAAAAGATATGACTGAGGCAGAAATAAAAGCAAACATAGAAGCACAAAATAAATCTGCTATTGAAAACATTTTAAAAAGAAAAAACAGAGAAGACGTTTACGGTTTAGAAGACTATGACACAACAAACATGTCAGAGATCAAAAAAGAAATTATAAGAACAGAAACTAAACTTGGTAATCTAAATCCAGACAGTCCTGATTTTAGAGAAAAAGCAAAAACATTATCAGACAGAATTATAGCATTAAAAAATAAAATGAGAGATGACAAAGCAGACGGTGGACGTATTGGTTTAAAATTTGGTACAGGTAAAAAATTTTTACAAAAAGTATTTGGTAAAGAAAAGTTTAAAGAAATGGCAACAAGAGATCCTGAAATGTATCAAGGTCTGTTAGAAGTTGTTGACATGTACAGAAAGAGAGACACAGAAGGTTTAAAAATGTATCTGCAAAAATTCTTACCACAAATGGACGATGCCCAGATAGAAGATTTCATTAGAGGTAGTGATGGCTCAGAAGGTTTGATTGGAGAATTAATTAGACTTGGTAGTGGTCGAGACTACGCAGGTAAAATTGAAATGATGAAAAGAGCAAACGAGATGAGAAAACTTGATAACCTAGAAGTTACCGATGACATGATCCGTAAACCAAATGCAGAGGGTGGTATCATGCGTGTTGGTTTGAAAGAAGGATCTGGTATGACTAGAAGAACGTTCTTAAAATTTTTAGCAGGTGCTGCATCAGTACCAATCATCGGTAAAATTTTAAAACCATTTAAAGTTGGTAAGACAATTACTAAAGTTCCAGTAATTAAAACTGCAGATGTTGAAGGTAAACCAGAATGGTTTGATGCATTAGTTAACAAAGTAATTTTAGAGGGTGATGATGTAACTAAAAAATTTGCAACTAAAGAACGAGAAATTGTACATACAACAAAAATAGATGATCAAGTTGGTGGACCTGAAGTACGAGTTACACAAGACCTTGACGATGGAGTTGTTAGAGTAGAGTATGAAAGTGTAGAAAATATGTATGGAGATCCAGTTCAAATGCAGTATAAAAAACCTTTACCTGATGAAGGAGATCCTAATCCAATGGCAGAGTTTACCACAGCAGAGTCAGGTCCAGTTGGAAAAGCATTTGGTCCAGATGATTATGAAATAGAAATAGATGAACTTGGTGGCACAAGTATTAGTGATTTAACATCCGATGTCTCAAAATTAAAAGAATACGCAACAGGTAAAAAACCTACATTAAAAGAATTTGTGCAATCTAAAAAAAGAAAAGACAGAGCTAAAGCCATATCAGAAGGTGGAGAAAATGAAATGGATGAAGTCATTAGAAGACAAGGTGATTACGTTCAGTTTGATGATATAGATCCTGATCCAGGTGACTTCGCATCAGGCGGTATCGCTAGAATGTTAGGTGAGTAATGGAAGACCTAGATCAAAAAATCATAGAGCTAATGGATCTCTTTGATGATGAACAAATTACAACAGCAGATCAAATAGACAGACCAGAAAGAGCGATAGAGAAACAAGCTATCGATGATTTTATGAAACGTAATCCAATGGCCGGTGGCGGTATGTTAGTGCAACCAGGTTTCGGTGGTACGAGGCAGGGGTATGCAACGCCTGGAACAGGTGCTAATCAATTTACAGTCATGAAAGAAAAAGCTGAAAAATTTTTAAAAGGTAAAAAAGAAATAAAGCAAAGTGATTTTATAAAAGAATTAAAAAAAATTGGCTATAAAGATCCTCAAGCTTTTTCAAGTGTTATTGCAAATAGAAATAATGTTAAACTAATTAGAGATGTTAGTCTTAAAAGATCTCCAAACATAGAGGCTGTAACAAATGAGTTATCAGACTTAACGTTTGATTATAATGAAAAAGTTTTAAAAGATTTTAACAATGAAAATATGTCTAAAACTCCTTCATGGTCGGAGTATTTAAAAAATAAAAAACTAAAACATGGAAGTGCTAAATACTATCAAGGAGCAGGTAGTAAAGGATTTAATATTTTTGATGCACAGAAAAAAAGATTGGAGCTAGCCGAAAAATTAGTTAAGGATGCAAATCAAAATAGTTTAAAACATGTGCAATTTTTAAAAGACATTCAACCTAAGTTAAATACACAAAAAGATTTTGATACTAGAAAATATAAAGAAATAGCTGACAAATTAGATTCAAGAGAAACTAAAGTTAATAAAGCTTTTACTTATTTGTATGAAAATGACATTCCTTTAGGGACTAAATCAAAATCAACAAGCGCTTTATTTAGAAACGTTATATCAGATTTAACGGGAGTCACTACAACTAGTATCATAGCTAACGGTTTGAACAGTAATAAAATATTTCGAAACAATAAAAATTTTATTACTTTTGCAAATTCAGCACAATTATTTTCTAAAGGTGCTGGAAAAACAGTAAAAGAAATTATAGGTGAGGCTGCTTATAGAGCAGAAGGAAATATTGTTTGGAGTGGTATGGGAGACAATAAAAAATTAGCTCCTAGACCTAATAGAAACGTTTTTGATTATGCTTTAAGACATTTTAATTATCATGGCAAAAATAGAACAGGTAATAGTCAACTTCAGTTTTTTTACAAAGGTGATGTTAACATGCAAAACCCTATAAAATGGGATGATATTCCTTTTAATAAAGATGGAGTTAAAAAATTAAAAGCTAGTGATATTTTTATGGTTTTAAATAAAAACCCAAACAAACAATGGAATTTAACAAATGTGGATGAAGATTTTTTTTCCTGGAAAAAAGGAAATAATCCTAACAGTCCTTTCAATGAAGTTTATCAAGCTAAAGATGCTTATGACAATCTTTTAAGCGAACCCATGGTAGATCCTCAAACAGGAAAACAATCAACTTTTGGTAAAGTAATGAGAGAAGTTTATCAACAAGGTTATGAAAATTTTACAAAATCCCCTTATGCAATAGAACACGGAGACACTGTTGCAAATAATCCTTTTAAAAATTTAAGAATAGCTTCTCAAAGAATTAATTCTGCTTTGTATGGTTTAAGTGTTGATAAAAAACTTAATAAATTTACTAGAGATGGACTTCTTAAAATTTTAAATAAAGAAGTGTACTCAACTGATGTTAAAAATATTCCAAAAATTATGGAAGGTGAAAGTGGTAGAATTAAAGACATATTAGTTGAAGGAAAAAAATTTGATCAAACTCAATTAAATATGGCAAAAGAAAAGTTTTTAACAAACTTAGATAAAAATAAATTTAGAAGAGTTTCAAAAGTTTTAGTTGACTCTGCAATAGATGGTGGTTTTGGAGAAACTGTTCAAAAAATTTGTATGAGAAAGAAAGCTAAAAAAGGTGGCCGAATGTTTTTAAGTAATGGTAGTGGTTGCCCTGCAGCAGATCAAGATCCAAAAGGATTTTTAAGAAGTGTGTCTGAAAGTCCTGTTCTTAAAAAATTTTTTACATCTAATGCTGGTCAGAAAGCTGCGGCTGCTGCAGCAAGAGTAACTGGTAATGTTTTAAATCCTTCGACATTGATTGGCGGTGAGGTTGCTTTTGTTTTAGCAGATGGTTTTAATAATTTTAGTAAAGGTATGGACTTAGCAGAATCTTTTGACAGAGCATTTATATTTAAAGATTTTAAACAGTTTGATAAAAATATAATGGAACAAGCACAAAATCTTGGATACGATCAAAATCAATTAAATCTTTTAAACGAAACAATTAATATAAATAGGTTAGACAATAGAAAAAGAGCTTTAGAATATGGGTTAAATAACGAAACTCCAGGTAGTGAAGATTTAACCATGGGCTTTACGCAAAGACTAGCAGATACAAAAAATCAATTAGATAAATCTGTAAGTAACTACATAGGTTCTTTAGATAAAATGGGATTTGATTTAATGAAAGATTCCTCTTACGATGTCGGCTTTAGATATTTAGACAATGTATTTAAAAAAAGAACTCAAGATCAAATGTTAAAAACTTATGATAAAAGAAAACGACAAGTAAATCCAACAAGTGGTACGTTAGGAAATATATTAGATCCTATTTTAGATGTTGGTGCTTACACACAGCCTTTTAAATTTGCAGCTGATGTAGTTAATCCTTTTACAAAAAATGTGCCCTTACTATCTGATCGTCAAAGAGAAGCAAAATATTTACGAGAGATGGACCCAAGAGAATTATATTTATACAATAAACAAAGAGGATTTACTTTGGATGACATAGAAGCAGGGACATCTCCTCAAATAAGACAAGTTATGGATCAATTAGGTGGAGCTACAACAGGGCAAGGATTTTTTCAACAATTTGAAAAGGGTGGCCGTGCAGGTTTTGCAAGCGGCACGGGTGGTTATGATAAACCAAGTCATAGACAATATCTAAAAGATATAGAATCAGATCTACATAGATCTTTTAAAAGATATAAAAGAATCTATGGAGGTAAAATGAAATTTAATCAATATGCACCAAAATTTTTAAAAGAGAATTTAGCAAGCGGTGGTTTAGCAGGAATTAAGTCAGGCCCACCACCAGAATCAGGACCCACACCACACGGGTTGCCTTCTTTAATGAAACGTGGTATGAAAATATAGGAGTATTAAATGGCAGATATAGATAAAGGACTCCCGAACACTAGAACTAAAATTGACATTCCTTCAGATGAAGAGATGGCAGAAGAAGTTAATGTTCAGGAACCAGAAGAACAAAAAGGACCTGTAGAGGTCACACCAGAAGAAGATGGTGGCGCAATAA